CGTACAACTCTTCAAGACGCTGAAGCGCCTCTAAGTTTGATGGGGAAAGTTTAGAACGGTCAATCATCTATGTTTTCACTCAGGAGCAAATTCAGCGGCCAACTGCAAGTAATTAAGCAAACCGGGTTTCGTACTTTCAGTGGAGCCGTATGTGTTGGCAACTCCAGATGCGGCGTCAGACATAACCCCGTAACCCTGCATAGGCGCTCCAGTATATCCAGAGTATTGAAGTTTTGCAGCGTCAATTAATGATTGCATCATCGCTTGCTGTTGTTGACCTTGCTGCATTTGTTGGTTCTGGATTGCTTGACCATATCCGAAAGATTGCTGACCCATGCCAGCCAATTGGCCAGCTGCGTTCATTTGGCTATTCATATCATTCTGAGAAGCTCCGAGAGCCGTGTTGAAGCCTTGAGCGCGTAAACGCGAAGTCTGGTCCAGAGCTTGCTGATTAAAGCCCTGCATGGTCTGCGCTTGAGCCACACCGTGCCGCGATCCGCCAAAAGCGTTAGCTTGCTCTGCTTGGTAGTCCAACTGATTTAGACCTTGAGAGGCAGCATTTCCAACGTCACGCAATGAAGCTTGCACAACTTGATTTTCATATGGGTTAGCATAGTTTGCCATTCCTGGAGCCGCTGTCTGATACATCCCCTGACCAACTCTGTTCATTGCAGCCGTTTGAGCGCCAGCCGCTTGTTGGTAAGGGTTAGTGCCACCAGTAGTTACTGTTTGTTGAGGATTTGCTCCAGCAGCCATAATAATCTCCTACTTTCCACCGCTTGACGGTTTGCTCATTTCAAGAGCAACTTGTTGATTTTGCGCCGTGTTAGAGCCTAATTCCCCGGTTAATGGGTCTACACTAAAACTTTCAAGATAGTTATATTTTCCGGGCGCGTAAGTTTTTAAATTGTTTCTAGCTTCATTAAACAATGGCGCAGAAGAATATCCTTGAACCCCATTAGCAAAAGTTGTGGGTGCTGGCAAATATGAAGCACCTCCAGTTGTGGGCATTCCAAATGCCTCTGCCATCATATCAGTTCCTTGATACGATGCGTTTTGCAACGCAGACGCTGCGGCAATATCTGGGCCAATGTAAGGATTGTAACCCATTGCAGACAAAGCTTTTCCAAGTCCAATTTTTTGCTGGTCAGCGGTTTCCGCATACTCTGGTGCATTTACTTCTTGCACGGTTGATGGGCCTTTAGCCATTTTATAAATCCTTCGCAAATTGGGTGTGCATGATTTTCCACCCCAATGGGTTAAGCGGTTTCTTCCATCCTACACGACCTGTCATTATTGCACCAGTACAGCCTTGGTGTTTTGCCCAACGCTCAACATCGCTGTCCATATCCAAAATCTGATCCAATTCACCACCAGCAAGAAAAATGTTTATAACCTTCTTTTTAGGATATACCACAATTTCAGTAACTATGCACCCCCTTGGCGCAGGCCATAGCTGCATTGCACCAGAACTGATGCCCTTTAGTATGTCTTCCCAAGTGTGAGTGCCATCACAATAAGACAAAGCATCTTCAATCCACTTTTTACAATCTTGCACTACGTTTGACATATCTACCAAGAACCTCCCGTAAGAGCATTTCTTTTCCATATGTTTGTTGAACCGTCATAAGACCCAGCACAAATATAAAAATATGCATTATCCCAGCTTATTAAACCAGATTTATCACCAGAAGCACCAAGGCTGCTAGATGGTGCAGATACCCTTAAAACTATTTCAGAAAACTCATTGCTTCTGCTTACAACAGGATAACCATTTATTTCATCCCACAGAATAATTCCATTTTCAGATGGATTGTCTCCTGTGCTTTTCGTAAACAGGCGAGGCAATTGTCGGGACAGGTAACTCGAAAGTTGCCTGCCCCATTGGGACCAATCAGGACCAAGTGGCGGGAGGACCGGGGCAGGCATTAGCGCGTACCCATCGGTTTCACTTCGACCCTCATAGTTCCAACTCTCCAAGCAGCCAATTTATCCCCTTCAATTCTCATTCTGAATTGCCTTCCGCTAAATCTTACAGAAGTTGGATTAGATGGATTAAAAGGACCATATGAGCGCTCAACATCGTTTGGATAAAAACGAGTTTTAAAAGTTAAATCTACATCTCCTTGAGTAAGTTCGTCAGGAATTACTTTAGTGACACTTAAAACCTTATCGCCAACACCAGCACTTATCGGGCCAGTTTCTGCAAATATGCTTGCACTATCTACGTTTAAACCAACTTCATGCTCTATTAAATCAACGTCATCAGAAGCAACGGCAATATTGTTGCCCATGTTGTTCCCATGCACCGTGCAGTAATATTTTAGAGCGGTTGGCGCGTTGGAAGCCACAGTAAGTGTTACAGTTGCACCAGCTTGGCCCTGAGTTCCAACGACTACAACGCCAGTAGAATAACTACTATCGTCAGAGTTTTTAAATCTTAAAGGATGCCCATTATTGGTACTATCACTTACATCAAAAATATAAGTATTACCTGTTAAAAGGCTTAGAATTGGGTGGCTTGTACCGTCAACATGAAAGTAATTTGATCCGCCTACGTTAGCAACTGTAATTGCAAATGTTGTAGTTGTAGCTTTCGCGCCAGACCTTGCCATGAATGGATATTTAAAAACGCCTCGCTGAACCCCAGATGTTCTTTTTAAATCACCTATAAGCCAATGCTGTTCTTTGTAATCAAAGGCAACGTATCTGTCTATTTCCACGCTATTAGCAGATGGATAAAACCACCAAATCTCACCAAACTGCCCATTGTTTAAAGCCCAAATCTTACTTTGTTGCGCTGGGTTCATATCCCCAAAGACATAATCATGTACCTCGCATGGAACTTCTTGAACAGAGTTACCATTAAACATATAAAACCCACGCTGACCCATCCAGAATACGCCAGCGTCCACATCAGCCGCGCATGTTCTCGAAATAGCTCCACACGAAGTACCAACGCGCTCAAAGCCGTAAACATATGGGGGTCCTTGATAACGCGCTGTGTGGGCGTCTACGTCAGTCATAATCAAAGTTTGGCCTTTTGTTCTTATTGCCAACATAATTTGACCAGAGGTTTGCAATTCAATATCGCCAGCTTCATTATTAGCAGCAGCAGTCCAAATAGTGTTATTTTCCCTATCACACCACGCAATTTTTCTAGGGTTTCCACCGCTTCCAAGTGCAAATATAAATCGTTCTTCAGTTACAACTAAACTTGAGTTGCCCAAAGGTGCATTTAATATGGCAGCAGCGTCTACAGCAGCATTTAACCGCCACTCAAGAATGCGTCCATCATCCGTATTACAAGCAACAAGGTATTCGCCCCAATTATCTATGCTCCAAGTAGTAGCTTCAGAATAGTTTCCATAATCGGGTCTTGGTTGACCATAATAACTTGTCCCATAAAAACCGTAACCATAACCAGTTACAATTTCTGCATCTGCCCTTCCAGTAGCTAAATTAGAGGGCGCAACGTCTGTGACAGTGTTTGATCCTGTCATTACGTTCAGTTCTGTGTGCGATCCTCCAGCAAGCCAAGCAGTTCCATTATTAGCTTCCCATGAATGCATACCCCTAATTGGATTTGTGCTAAAATTAACTTTACGTTCTTGCCAGCCACCAATCGGACGCAAGGAACCGTCACGCCAACGGACAAGGCTTCCATCGCGCCATCTACCAGAAGCATCGTAATCTGTGCCGTTTCGGTAAAAGCCTGCTGGAATTTTAAGTGGAACTAGTGCCATTTTGGCTCCTTACGTTTTCATAATATAGCAAAGAGCATAGTATGGCGGCAAATTAGCGTCAGTGGCACTAGCGCCCGTGCTATCAGTTGAACCGCTAAGTGCGTGATTATGTGAGTCAGACAGGGTGTATAGGCTAGCGGTAGATTGCCCACCATCTGCACCCCCACCTTGCCCACCTACAACAGAGAACGCACCTGTGGCTGCTGGAGGCTTTGAAGCCATAAGAGAGCCTGAGAGGTTATGCGTATCTGTAGTCGCACCAGTAAGTGCGTGGGTGTGAGCGGGTATAATAGCATCAGCAGAACCACCAGATGCGCCAACTGCGTAAGTATCCCCTGCACCAATTACAAAATTATTGCGAAGATTAGGCGTACTATTGCTTCCGTCACAAATCACATATCCAGTAGGAATGGCGTTTGCAGCGCCAGACCATAACATAATAACGCCAGCTGGAATGACTTGTATTGTATTTAATTGAGTTTGAATGTTGCTGGTAACACCTGTTACAAAATTCAATTCTGCCGTTGACGAAGTAGCGCCAGTAAGTTTGTTTAACTCTACCGTAGACGATGTAAGACCATCTAATTTAGCAATTTCTGCCGCCGTAACTGGTCCAACTAAAGTATCAATTGCATCTAATGCAGTATTCCAAGTTGTTCCCCATGTGTCTTCCGAGCCGCCAACTGTAGGTTTAGCCCAGCCTTGATTTGTTGTATTTGCCATTTATTCATCCGTCCATATCGTTGTCGCTTTACCATCGTTAGTCCACGTTGAGCTTGCATCGCCCTGTTCAGTCCAAATATCTGTTGCGATGGGTTCTGGTTCCCACAAAAATCTTGCATTTGCAGTCACTATAGCAGAAAATGCAAAAGATGCACTAGTATGTTGCAGTCGTATCAAAAGAGCAGAAACTGATAGCGCTGATAAAATCTGAGCAGAAGTTTCTTTAATGGCTGGAACAACTGCTGAAATATTAAAGGTTGCAATAATAGAAGCAGCAATATTCTTAACACTTGAAGCTAACGCACTAACAGTTAGCGCAGAGGTTATAGAACTAGATGCACTCGAAAGAAGCACAGCCCCTGCGGTTACAGATAGTTGCGCTGTAATTAATGCGCTATCATCAAATATGTCACCTTGAGCATATCCAGATATCCAATAGTCTGGGTTAACGTAGTAGGATTGAGGCATAATCTACTCCGGTGTTGCAGGCCAAGTAATAGTGTTAGGAAATCCAGCCTGCTGTGGAACATCCAAGAGAACAGTTCTGTATGTAGCCCATGCAGCCTGCTTGTCAGATGATAGAGCAGCCCAGCGTAGTGCATTGCCAGCAATAACGTCTACTTCTGATTGGAGCTTGCTATCTCGTTGATTGCGAAAATCCTGTGCAGTTGGCGTAGGGGCTACACCGTCTTCTATTGTTGTGGTTTCACCAGTAATTACGTTTATTAAAAGACTGCTCATCTCAATACTCCCAGCTTAATCTAATTGTGCCTTGTGAAAAGTTTGTAGTATACGGGCTAGAACTTGCGTAAAACCATATTCTTATTTTTGTTAACTCAGCAGAAAGAGTAACTTGCCCTGAGCCACCAATAATGCCTAGGTTTTTTCCCATACCAGAAACTGTTTCAAACCAATCGTTTGATCCAAGCATTCTTATCAATTCATATTTAACATAATGAGTACCACTAGCGTTATTACCATCGGCAACCCTTGCGACGAAAGCCGCCGATGAGGTGGCCGTGAACGATGAACCACCTATTGTTACAGCGGTCTGCCCAACATAACCAGATGTTTGCAAGGCAGACGAAGTACCAAGTTCCAACACTGTCATAAGCCCCGAATTGCCAGCATCACTAAAGCCCTCAAGTATAACGGTTAGCCTTTGCACCGCAGCGGGAATACCTGTTAACGTGGCTCCGCCTGTTGATGCAAGATTAACAGTTGATGTAGAGCCGCCACTAGGGTCTCCCCCAGCTTCCGCCCATGTCATGCCTCCAGTTGCTGCTGACTGTGCTGTGAGGGCGTAGCCATTAGTTGGAGCATTAGATACTTGCAGCTTGGCTTCGTTTACCGCTTCAGCCGCCAGTTTGGCTTGGGTTACATTGGCGTCAGTGATGTCGGCTGTAGATACACCGCCACCCAAATCTGCTACATCTCTTGCTTTGGTCATCAGATTTTGTCCTCTGCAATTAAGTTTACGGTTGTTCCGGAATTGGATGTGAAGAAGGTATAAGTTACCCTATTCCCCAGTGCGGTGCTTGTCTGTAGTCCAACAACTGCTGCTGGTAAGGTTACGGTTGCTGGTGTGCCTATCCTATAAGAATGCAGGTATGGGTTATTGGCATCTGTAACAAACATCCTAGTTCCATCAGGGCTGATGAACACGCCCTCAGGGCTTGTCGTGCGAGGCGCTACGTCAAACTCCTTTGAGTAGACTGCTGTAGTAACATTCCAAGCTGTGCTTAGGTTGTACTCAAACAAAACCTCGTTTTGGTCCCCAATAAAGTACATTTTAGTTCCATCAGACTTAAAGAAAACGTCTTTAGAGTTTCCATCCTTAGGGGTTACTGAGAACAACTGTAAGAAAGAAGCACTGGTAACATCCCAAGCTGTGCTTAAGTTGTACTCGTTGACGTTATTTCTAGTATTACCTATGATATACATCTTATAACCATCTGGTTTGAAGAATACACCTTGTGCGCTTTCCTCGTAACTCGACAATGAGAACAACCGCAAGTAGGAAGCTGTGGAAACGTTCCAAGCTGTGCTTAGGTTGTACTCGTTAATATTATCACTAGTAGAACCAATGACGTACATCTTAGTACCGTCAGGCTTAAAGAAGAGACCCGTAGGCGCTGTCTCCTGAGTAGAGATTGAGAACGCCTGTAGGTAGGTCGCTGTGGATAGCACCCAAGCAAGGCTTAGGTCGTACTCGGTAACATCGTCCCCAGTTTTACCTAGAACGTACATCTTAAGCCCATCAGGTCTGAAGAATAAATCAGCAGGATAGGTCTCCTTGGCAGAGATATCTATAAACTCAGAGAAAACAGCTGTGGAAACATCCCAATTAGTGCCAGTTACAGCACCAATCTCGCTACTATATTTCCAGTTGGCATTAGTAGGAACGCTAGTGAAAGACACTGTAGTATTAGCTGTTAAGGTACCATTATCAAAGAAGTTAAACGTACCGACATTCAACGAAGGCGTGGCACCAGTAACCGCTGCAAATTTAAAAGGTTCAGTATTAATACCAGTTAACGCTGCACCACTTATAGCGGGTAAGGCCCCTGTCAGCTGTGCTGCTGGTAGGTTAGTCAGATTGGCGGCGCTTCCGTTAGGTGCTAGCGTATTAGCTACATTAAAAGTCTTATATGCAACAATTTCTAAGATATCATTAACTGCTGCGCCCGTAGCCAGCACAACATTTATCGCGTTCGTTGCTGTATAGTCTGCGGCGGCTAGCTTGACGCCATTCAAGAAAACGTCAAGAAAACCCGGTTCGTAGCCTATTGTAGCAAAAGAAGTTTGGTTCGCCGAAGCTGTAAAAGCCTCCCGGGTTTGGGTGGCCTGTGGTACTGGTACTGTGCCTATATATCCTGACATTAGTTGCCCTCCGGCTTAGTAGGCCAAGTGATACTTGTTGGAAACCCAGCTTGCTGTGGGACGAACCTAAGCAAAGACCTATAAGCAGCCCAAGCAGCCTGATCTACAGTAGCATCAGCTATCTGTGTCCAGTCAGAGGATAACAAGAATGCATCCCGGTTACCACGGGCTACTACAGCAGGGTCTTCTGGCTCAGGTTCTTGCTCCTGTGCTGGGATGTCCTCTACAGCCCATGTGGAGCCATCCCAACGTGCCAACTGTTTGTCTGTTGTTGAGGGTGGTGCAGTCTCTATGCAACCCGCTGGGATGAGCATGTTGTTTTCATCCATTGGGTCTTGGTCTGCTGTTGTGATGCCTACGAAAACACCATCAATATCGGTTTGATATACGTTCATATTTGTGTCTCCTTAGTATTTAATACAAGCAAGTAGGGCTACGTTGCGTGAGCGTGTTTCGCTACTGTTTCCAGTTCCGCCCACGGTAGAAGTGTAAGCTTGGTTTTGAGCATAGTTAATGTTTCCACCTGAACCAACGCCTGAAGCAGCCACTCCACCATATGCCCGTGAGTGGCTGTCGTGGGTTGTAGTACCACTGAGGTGATTGTGAGCGCCAAATTGGCTAGCCTGTGCTGAACCAAATGCACGTCCATTATCAACCCCTCGGCTATCATCCCAACCACGCATAAACTCACCACGAAGGTCAGGTACAAGGAAAGTCGTAGAACCATCGCCAGCACCGAAAGTTGTGCCAATAGCGGAGAATAGGTCTGCGTAGGTCGAACGGGAAATAGCTGCACCGTTAGCCTTGATAAAGCCTGTCGGGGGTGCGTTAGCTGCATGGTATATCACTGCCCCGGCAGGAGTACCACCACCAAGACCTGTCAACGCAGAGCCATCAATGGAGGGTAAAGCGCCTGTTAGGTTGGCTGAAGTTAAGCTGGTCAACGCTGCACCACTAATAGCGGGTAAGGCTCCTGTTAGCTGTGCTGCGGCTATGTTGCCAGTTAACTTAGCTGCGTTAAGACTGCTTGCGGGTTTTAGAAATGCA